TGGTGCCGGATTGATAATGATCTGTTGCGTGGACAAGGATGCATCGGATGCTCTCGCTACTGGAGCGGTGGAGGAAACCGGAGGCAATTTCGCCTTCACGATAACGACGAGCAGTACGCACGATTCCTATCTATATGTCTATGGCATGACGATAAAAGCCGGTAGCGGCGCAAGCCAATCGTCCGCCGATATCAACATCATCAGCGGATCGAATACCGGCGGACAGGCATTCATCAATTGCATCATCTGGGAAAATTCCAGCAACACGAATGCGCAGATCACGATAGGCGCGACATCTAATAGCGTATCCCAGAAACTCCGATTCAACAGCACAGTATTTCGAATGCTTAATGCTGGGCAAGGTCTGAGCATCCAGGGCTGTGAAGCTGAATTCATCAATTGCAGAGTGGATAGTACCGATGCAACGCCGAACGCGATATTTCTGCCGACCACCAACAGTAAGGGGCAGGTAATCAGTCGAGGGTGCGACTGGAACAATGGTTCTGCCGTGCTCGATCAATCCACGGCAGGAAACATGCGATTCCTGTTCACCAATTGCGTTTTCGGGACGCCGGTTGCTGGGACGCATCCTGGACGCGGCGGACAGAGCTCCGAATTCCGCATGTGCGCTCCAGTGGATGGCACCAATGGTGCGGATATCCTCGCCTATTATTTCGAAAGCGCCTGGGGCGTGGTCGAAGACGATCAAACCGTCTACTTCGCCAGCGGAGCCTCGACCGGCGAGCAGGATGATGGAACGGATACTCCATATTCGCTCAAGATGACTCCCAGCTCCAAGGTGAGCCGTGCGGAGCCGCTTTATACCCCGTGGATCAATCGGATGGTTTCCACGACTGGAGCGAAAACCATCACGATGAAGGTTGCGCATACCGAATCCGCCGTGCTCAAGGAGAACGAGATTTGGATGGAAGTCGAATATATGGGAGAGCCCGGCTTGACCGGAACACAACGCACAGCCAATTCGCCGCATAGCCAGACAGAATTGGACGATGACGCGACATTGGCGGCCAGCTCCCTTAATCTCGACGTCTTGGCGACCGGAGATGATCGAACGGATACGGCAGAAGCCGTGACCGGAATCACGGGAGAAAAGACCCATACCTTGACAGCAAGCGTGACTTGCGACGAGGCCGGTCCGATACGCTGCAGGATCGGACTGGCCAAAGACACTACGAACCCGGTGTATGTCAATGCGAAAATCGGCATAGCCTGAGATGGCGACAGAAAACCTATTCAGCAATGGATATTTCAACGAGGTAGAAAGCCTCGAAAATCTATTCGCTGATGGCTATCTGAACGAGACAGCTCCAGCTGCCGGCGGAGCCATGTCCGGAACGTCGGATTTGCTCTTCGGTTCCGGCACAACTTCTCTGATCGGTCTTGCCACACTATCTGGTACGGCCGCGCTCCAATTCTCCGAAGGTGCGAGCGCTCTAAGCGGAATCGGTGTCCTCGCCGGCACCGCGGCAATTGTATTCGATGCCTCCGCCGATTTGACTGCGGCCGGTTCCGGCGCGATGACTGGGACATCGGCATTGCTGTTCGCCGAGGGAGCAACATCGCTAACGGCGATCGGAACGCTCGTTGGAACGACGGCTCTCCAGTTTGCCGAAGGTGCGACGGCTCTAACTGGCATCGGAGCTCTGCTAGGAACCAGCAGCATAGTATTCGACGCAGTCGCCGATCTTACTGCGGCTGCGGCCGGCGATATGGCGGGCTCGAGCGATCTGACATTTGGATCCGGCGCATCGAATCTGACCGCGATCGGAGTGATGACCGGGACGAACAGCATCGCATTCGGAAGCGGTGCTTCCAGCATCATCGGCATTGCCACGGTCACCGGCATCTCGACGATTGAATTCGCTACCGCCGGCGATCTGACCACGCCCGGAGCCAATGAGATTTTCGGGACTATCGATGTCGCATTCGGTTCCGGAGATTCGACATTGATCGGCATTGCGGAGCTATCCGGTATTTCGCCTATGATCTTCGGAGCATTGGCGACGGTATCCGGTGGAAATTTCATCGGTGCAGTGGATAGCAGGAAATATACTGCGACCAGCAGAAGCAGAGTCTATCGAGCGGGCGACTGATGGAAATAAGGCAAAAGCAACCGGCTGAGAAACTCGCCTATACCTTCGATTTCTCTCCGGTGATTGCGTCTACCGATACGGTCGCATCAATCGTATCGATTGCATTCGCGAATTGCGGCGTGGTGGCTGGATCGACTGGTCTTACGCTGAGCAATAACGTCATGTCCGGGCGCATGGCGCAGACGACGATCGAAGGCGGTACAGACGGCGAATCCTATTACGGAACGTGCAAGGTGATAGACAGCGCTGGTCAGCAACATGAGCTGGATGGCCTGCTCGAGGTGATCGAATTATGACCGTACCGACCAAGCTCGCAGCCGGAGATACCTGGTCGTTTCTCATCGAAGGCACGACCTACTCCGCAATCGATGGATGGAGCGTTACCTTTGTAGCCTACAACGCGACGCAAAGATTCTCGATCGATTCTACGTCGGAGAATGCGGACCATAGGATCGCGCGCACCGCAGCAGAGAGCTCCGCCATCATCCCTGGCACTTACGAATGGAGCGCATTTGCCAAAAAGAGTCCCGATCGCTATTTGATTGGCAAAGGCAATCTGGAGGTCACGCCGAACGTTGAAGGCGCGAGACCATGGGATACTCGGACCAATGCCAAGAAAATCGTAGAGGAGCTGGAAGCAGCATATCTGGCTTATGCCTCCAGTGTCGGCCAAGGTGCGAGCATGGTGCAGAGCTACACGATCGGAGATCGCAGCACGACATTCCACGGACCTGGAGATTTCATAACAGCACTCAGCTATTGGCGTCAGCGCGTAGCGGACGAAGAAGCGCTCGAAGATATCAAAGCCGGTCTCGGAGATCCTCGCCGATTGCTCGTGAGATTCACCTAATGGACATCATCGGAAACCTGCGCAAGCTGTTCGGTCGCTCATCGAATCGAGCGAAACAGCAGAGAATAATCCTCCAGCGCTCCTATCATGGCGCGCAAGGAGGCCGACTCACGGCCAACTGGACATCCTCGAACAGCAGCGGCGATGCGGAGCTGATTGGCAGTCTTACCAAGCTGCGCGGACGTTCCAGACAATTGGTGCGCGACGCCAGCTATGCGAAACGCGCAAAGGTGATCGTCGTCAATAACGTCATCGGTTCTGGCATTGGCATGCAGGCGCAGGTGCGCAACCGTAATGAACCGAAACGTCTGCTAAACGAGATCAATAACGAGATCGAAGAAGTATGGAGCGAATGGTCCAGGCCATCTTATTGCCACATGGGCGGCAAGTTGCATTTCTCAGATATCGAACGCGTCGCAATGGGCCAGATCTTCGAAGCCGGCGAAGTCATCATTCGCAAGCATCGAATCCAGATTCCAGGAAGCCCGATCGCGCTGGCGCTGGAATTGATCGAGCCAGAGCGGCTGGCAGATCATTACAGTGTATCCACGCCGATCAATGGCAACGAGATCCGCATGGGCGTCGAGCAGGATAGTTATGGCCGGCCGCAAGCCTACTGGTTGCATCGCATCCATCCAGGGGAGGTGGCTATCGGTGTCCAAAAAACCGATATGCTCGTCCGTGTACCAGCCGATCAGATCATGCATTTGTATCCGATCAGCCGGTGGCCGCAATCTCGCGGAGAGCCATGGATGCATGCGGCAGCGCGCCGGTTGAACGATATGGAAGGCTACAGCGAAGCTGAGATCGTTGCCGCGCGAGGTGCAGCGTCCTATATGGCATTCATCAAGACTCCGGATGCCACCAGCCTGGCGGCGGACGTCGAGGAAGATGGACAGCGCCAGATCAGCATGGAGCCCGGAATTGTAGAGCAATTGCCTCCCGGATGGGACATCGAGATGAATAATCCGAATCGTCCGAATCCGAATATGGACCCATTCATGCGTTTGATGCTGCGCGAGATCGCGGCCGGCGTCGGCGTGAGCTATGAGAGCCTTTCGCGCGATTACAGTCAGAGCAACTATTCGAGCTCTCGTCTTGCTCTCCTGGATGATCGCGATTTGTGGAAAGTGCTGCAGAGCTGGTTCATTCGCACGTTTCGAGAAGAGCTCCACCGCGAATGGATGGAGATCGCCGTACTCTCCGGAGCATTGCGGAAGATTCCGCTCGATGCTTATCTAGCCGA